GAAGCTCCACCTTGAAGCTCGTACACATTGCTTGAGTAATAGCCATAATGGGCCTCTCCTATAGTTTACGGATAATGTTAGCCAACTCAGCGTGGCCTTGCTTTTGGAGTTCTGCACAAATAGTGGTTCTATCTGATTTGATAGCTTCTTTCATGTAGAACACTAAAACCTGTCTAATTTGTTCTTTGAATACCAGAGCCTGCGCTTTGACCTGCTCATCCGCGTCTTTACTGACGTGCAGCAGCTTCTCCAAAGCGCGATCTGCCAGCTCCTCTGGCGTCCAGCCACGATTACTGGTGGTATGAACGTCTACCTTAAAACCGTTATCAAAAGTTGTCTGAACACCTTCAATCAAACTTCTGCTCCCCTAGTAGTCTGCCCATCACGATATGCGTCTTTTCTCATCTTGCCGTCGCCAAGGTTAACCAACAGTGTCACAGCTTGCACGTACAGTTTTTCGTACAACGCTACCATATCAGGCTCGCCTTTCTGAAAGCGTATCGCTTCAACCAAAGCGCCGTTCAACAACGCAGAATCGAACTCATTGCCAAGCCATGTAGTGCCCGCTGTAACGATAGATTCTGGGTAATAACCATAGTGCAGTTCTACATCGTAGTTGCTATCCGGTGTAGGCCCTAAAATAAGTGCTCTGTCATCGAACCAAGCATAGTGCTTTGGAGTTCCAGTAGTTGAAGCGTTTGGATACGCTTCACGAATAAAATTTACATCTTTATCAAGCAGATACGTGTAATCTCCACTTCCATCAATAACAGCTAACGAGTAGACATAAAGTAAATCTGTTGGATATACCAGATATTTATTACCAGAAGTTGTGTTTCCTGTTTGATTTTTACGGAGCGCAGGCAACTGAACAGAGTTGTATATTTTTTGCTCTGCTTGCTCTGTAAACATAGCAAGTTGATCTGCGGTAAATGTCTGTTCGCAGATGTCTTCTATGTTAGTTGTAAGCTCAGTGTAATTCACTACGCCATCGGCCCTCGTGACATTGTGCCTTTAGTAGCTGCACCTGCACCGCGCATTTTGATGCCACTAGTTTTGACATCAATAGGTTGGTTGCAGCACTCAGACTTGTAAACTGTAGGCTGGTTAGGAAACTCTATAACCGTTGGTGCCTTCTTGCTTTCTCGTTTCATCTCGTAGCTCCTAACTAGTTGTTACTGTTACCGTACCGACTTGCCCTGTTGCTTCTAAATTATCAGGAGTTAGTCCGTCGTTATTGTTAAATCCTACGGGGTTCCAGCCCCACTGTATGTCCCTACTGACCTCTAACTCGGCACTATCTGGTCTTGGGTCACGTATAGCTTGTGGGTCATCTACTGGAAACTCACCGAGTTTGTTCTGAGGTTGATCTGGATTCCAACACTCAGGACACGCTTTTAAATTCGTTTTATTACCCTTACGGATAAGTTCTCTTAACTCTCTGAGCTTGTACTGGAACCCGCAAATATCGCAGATTGCTAGGGCTTTCTGCCCAGACGCGTACTTATGGCTCATTATCTAACCCCGTATATACGCGGTACAAGGCTCAGTGTAGCCTTCTCCCTGTCCTCCTGCGCCGCCAGATCAAACTGTTCGTCATATGCCGCTTTTAGCATAGGTAGACGCTGCGCCAAATCAGGTTCTTTCATGGCTATGTAATAAGCCAACCCTGCTACTAAACAAGGCAAAAATCGGAAGTTCACATCCGCAGTGTTAACTCCTGTACCCGCATCTTCAATACGGCGCATACGCCAGTATTTTAAAATATAGGTAGTAGACGCATCCGGCACAGGCCATACAGTGACTGTAGGATTAGCTTGTCCACGATCTATGTATAGCTGTATCGGACGTCCTTGCGACAGTTTGTTAGGAATACTAGCGTAAGTAGACACACTTATTCGTGTAATGTTGAGGTCGGATTGGGTAGTGATGTTCCCATCGCCCGTACGTACAACATGTTCAAGCAAATCAACAGTATCGGCTGGAAGAGCATAAGAAGCTGTCCCCGATACTAAGTTCACTGTGCCTTCCTCAATCGTCCACATATTGATGCCACGGTTCTGCCACTCAATAGTCAGCAGATTCATGGAACGTCTGGCGGTACGTAGGTCGTAGCCTGTCCGCATTTCGCGTCCGGCACGCTCAAAGGCTTCTTCCGCAATCTCGGTGAAGTCCATATTAAATGTAGCTGTGCCTGACGTAGCCATTATTTACCCCAGCTTTCCCGCGCTTTTTTCTGCGCGGTCTTAGATAAATCTTTATAGTGGTAAAGTTTCTTAGAACTCTTAGACATAGTTTTACCGGTCATAAGAGTCCCATCATCGTGTTTGTGCATACCACCTCTATGCACCTTTCCATCTTTGTAATAGTGGTTTACACCTTTAGCCATTACTTTTTCTTCTTTGCCACTTTCTTTTTGCGCTGTAAAGACTCTACTCTTTTGGGTTTACCAGCAGGTTGCCCTAGTCTTTTTTTCTGCGCGATTCTTTTCTTTTTCTCTGATGCGGTCATCTCACCAGAGGTTTTAGGGGTCTTACTGGAAACTCGTTTGGTGGGTCTACAGTAAGGCGTACCCCTCTTTTCACCTTCTTTGCGTCCGCAGGCTTTCCCCGTACGAACGTCTTTCCAATCTTCCTTAAACCACCGCTTTAGCGCGGCTCCTTTTTCAGTTTTTCTTACGGCCACTGGACTTATTACCCCAGTTCTTGGCACCGACTTTACGGCACTTAGCTATGGCACCTGAAGCGTATGCAGAGGGGAACACCTTGTATCGAGCCTTCACCTTACGGTAACACTCGTCTTTAACTGATCCACCTTTCTTTAAGGCTACGGGCCGCATTTTGCCCATACCTCTGCATTCCATCATCGGAGGTTTATCCTTCCCTGACCACGCTGGGCGATACCATTACCACGGCACATGCCGCCTTTGTTCATCTTCTTAACTTTACCGCCGTAGTTCATACCTTCGACACCACGACCTTTGAGAACATCTGCGCGAGTGACTTTGCCGTCTTTGTTTAAATCAGGAAAGCCCTCTTTCTGCGACGCAGTGCGGCGAGTAGCACCAGCCATCCCACCCACATTCATCCTTTTGGTACCGCAATTAGACACTGGACCACCTCCTTCAAATTTACGGCCTTCGTCGGCCTTCATGTACTCACGCCCCACGCTCTGTGGGACACCGGCACGTTTAGCGAACTGGGGGTTATTAGCCACCGCCGCCATGAAATTGTGCTGTGCCTTAGACTTGCTAGGCACTACCACTTAACCTTATCGGCCCAATAAGCTGCGCTCATCTTACCTTTGGCAATATTCTTGCCGTGGCGGGCCTTAAATGACTTGCGCTTCGCCTTCATCCGTGCGGACTCGCCTTTCTTGGGCTTTCCAGCCGTACCCGAAACGGTTCCGACCTTCTTGCCTTGCTGTCCAAAACGAATGATCTTCTCCTTCCCGCCCTCACAAGCCTTCACAATGTGGGACTTCTTGGGGTGAGAAGGAGTACGACGCGGCTTATTACAAGCCATTTTCTTCTTATCTACGGGTTTAGCCACAGAACACCGTCACGTTAGACACTTGGTCTAAGGTCATAACTGCAAAATCGGTAGAGTTGCTGCGCTGAGTAAGAATACCCAACTCAGGAATAGTCACACTGTCCGAAAATGAAGTAGATGAAACCGGAGTATCAATCTGTAGGAGCAATGTGCCGGAGCTGCTATTTAAGTTGAACTTAATAGACCCCGCACTGCCCGCACCCACGTAATACAAGCTCTTCAGCCTAGTTCGACCAAACGCCAAAGACCCAGTGGTACCGATACTTACATTGCCCGCAGAAGCGCCATCTACTGAAATATTACTCACCGAAGTGTAGAAATTAGTAGAAGATGCCGTACCGGCGTTAGCTCCTGTAACTTCCTCAGTGACGGAGGCACCAGACAAATCACCGACTTTTACGCCCGTAATTGTAAAGGTAATGCCTGCATCGTTACCTACGGAGGTGAACAGAAGTTTGTATCCTGTACCGTATGGGCTAACGTCATTTGTCAGCAGGGTAATATCTCCGGCACCAGCAATTGACGCTGCTGCTCTTAGTAGCGTAGCACTAGTAGACGGAG